AATCGGGGAAGAGTTGCACAAGCGCCCGGTGCCAGTACTCGACGTACTTGTTCTGTGGAATGATCTGACGTAGTTGGGCTTCGGTAATCATCTGCCGTACATCCTTTCTTCCAGTATTTCACGCCGCAATTGTTTCATCTTCTTGACTTCTACTACCGCTGCCTGCGTTGCGACATACATGTCGTAGTACATGAACGCCAACACGGGCATGACGATGAAGAAAGTTAGTAGCACTGCCATGACGGTGATTAGTAGTGACCAAGGGACGTCTTCATCATCGCGCTTCTTGTCGTTAGCCACATTAGTCCCACTCCCCACAGCACTACGAAAACGACTGCCGAAATCCATGTTATTTTGGCCCTTAGTTCCGCTATTTTTCTTTTGCGTCGCCATCTTGCCATCTGGATCAGTTTAAGCTCTTCCGCGTGCGCCTGATCTTGCTCGGCCACGATGGTCTTCCACATCTCTTCAAACTTGCTCCAAAGTGAGCCCAATTCTGGCGGGCTGCGGTACACCATGGTTTCGCGTATCTCAGCCAGCATGGCGTCTAACCGTGTCGTGATGATGATACGGCGCAGCGCCCGACGACCGATGCTCTCCTCACCCTTGTACACTTTCTTGCCTTCTACCTGCTCGGCCAACAGCGCCTTGCTCAATGCATCATACGAGTCCATCAACGCGCCCAACTGGTTGCCAATCTCGGTGTACACGTCGTTCGGATCGGCCTTGGCGATCTCCTGGACGCGCTGCACCTCGGCGTTGTACTTCTGCTTCTGCTCGACGGTCGGATTACCGCCCGTTACTTTATCGAACTGCGCACGCAAATCCTTCAGTACATCTGACACCTCGCCGCTGGCGCTCTTGATGTCCTTGTAAAGCTGGCAGCCCTTCTTGACCGCGGCGACTGCGGCGTTTGCAGCGGCAAGAAGGGTTAGTGGGTCAATTTACTCCTCCATCTCAGGCACCGGCGCCATTGCGCCTTCCGTCGCTATGCCGCGTACTGCGCCCCGCGCTGCGCCTGTAGTCAGATCGTTGACGGCGTCCTGTACCCACTGAATGCCGTACTTCTTACCGATCTCCATTGCCTGGTTAATCTTGGCAGGATCAAACTTCTGCACCTTGGGCGACACGGCCTCGAATACTTTGACGGCGTCTGATGGGTTCAACAGCAGCGCCTTCAGTTTTTCTTCCGTCGCCTTAGACGCAGCGTTTGCCCAGTACTTACTAAACAGCGAGGTCACCGCGTACACCGGTCCAGACACTGGGTTGTAGATACGCGAGATGATCTGTTCGGGCGGTACACCAGTCAACTCTTCGATAGGTGTGCGTGGCACTGTCTCGCCACGGAACGATACCTGCGTCGGATCCTTGGACAGGCGTTCGGCAGCCACAGCGAAGTCGGCCACCTTTTGCGCATACGTCGGGCCGAACACGCGGTTGAACACTGCTGCACGGTTGCGATCGTTTAGCATTGCCACCGGGTCAGCGGCCTGCACAATGTCGTCCAACATGTAAGACCGCACGGCGTTCAAGATGTCCTTGTTCGCGCCGTACTGGTTCAACAGTTTGTTGGTGAAACTACGGTCGCTGTACATGCGCGACACCAGCTCTGCCGGGTTAGAGTAGCCTTTATCACGTATAAGCTGATCACCAGCCACCCGGCGGAAGTCTGCTTCAAGCGCCGCTTTCTTGCCCAGCAAACGCTGCACGTCAGTCACGGTGCCGCGCAGTTCTTCCTCAAGCCCTGGAATGAGCGCCATTGCGCTGCGATTCTTAGATAGCCACTTATTGGCCGCCTTGGGATCGACCACGTCGTTCTTGAGGGCCGCGCGGGTAAAGCTGTCGTAGAACGCGTCGCGAGCAACCCGCACACCGTCTTCGCCGGTCGCGCGGATGAAGTCGTCCACATTGGATTTGTTGCCGATGATGGCTGGCGCAATCTGTTCGACAAACTTCTTACGGTCGACGTTCTTTAGCGTCTCGCTGCTAAACGGCAGACCGACCTTTTCCAGATAGGTTTTATCGGCGTTGCGGTACGCAGCGACGAAGTCTGGGTCAAGACTGTCAATGTGGCCAGATACGCGCGTCTTCAATTCGCTTAACAAACGAATGTCCGCGGGGTCGTTCGCCTTGCGCAGTTGCTTGTTGATTTCGCGCTTCAACGAGTCCAAGTCTTCAACGGTGGCTTCGGCAAACTTGACGCCGGCTGGCGTGGCAGGCACACCTTCTGCGGTCAGGATCGGGCTGGCTTCGGTTTCCGCTGGACGGAACCGTGAGTTTACTTTTTTGTAAATGTCCTGGAACGTCCTGAAGATATCCGACGCCTGCGATCCCGCAACGAAGTTGTAAATGTCGTCTACCGATGCAGCCGGTAAGGTCACACCTTTCGTCTTGGCGACATTAAACGCCTCGGTGTAAAGCGGGCGCACTTCAGCAATTGCTTTCTTTTCTTTGTCGGCGACCAACTTCTCAATCCGAGCGCCGAACGCGTTAGGATCAACTACTGGCGCGCTGTAGGCGTCAGCAATTTGCTGATCGAGCGAGCGCACCTGACGCTGAACGGACTTTTCGGTCGCGCCCGTGATTACCGCCAACTCTTCCGGCTTCAATGACGACAGCTCAACTTTAGATGGGTCGCCAAACAGACGGATTTGGTTAGCGCGCAGGTCAGTCTTGGCACGCGCAAACTGTTCGCCGTACTTGGCCTTGAAGACCGGGTCACGCGACGACAGGTTCTCAATGAAACTGATAATGACCGGGTTGTCGGCCATCAACGCGCTGATCGGCATCTGTACACGCGGGCTGCCAGGCGCTTTCAAAGAAACGCCTTCTTGCGCCTTGACTGCGTTTTGTAGCGTAGTCAGGAAATTGGGATCAGCCGCGCCAGCTGCAATAAAGATGTTGTTGATACGGCTATCAACATCACGCAGCAGTTCGTTCTCTGGCTGCACACCGCGCAACTTGTCGACAACTTCCTTCGCCTTGTCGTAACCCTTGCCGACCAATGGGCCGGTCTTTAGGCCAGTGCCTGCTATGTAACCAGCGCCAGCGCCGCCAAACAGCGAACCGACGACGCGCCCAGGCGTGCCGCCAACGGCTTCGCCAGCAGTGCCGCCGGTTTCAGCGCCAGTGCCGATAATGAATTGTTCGGTTGGACGAGCGACAACTTGCGCAGCCGGCCCCATCCGACGTATACCTGCCAATGGTGGGAACAAGTAAGACGCAGGATCAGTCACCGCTTCAATACCTGTGGCCACTACGCGCTCACCAAACGTCTGCGGTAGCGCGCCAGTCATCGGCATACCTAACGCTGAAAACAGTCGAGCAGAAGGCTCCGTCACCGCAGCCTGACCGCGTCTGAACGACTCGCCCGGCGTCGCAGCAGGCGCTTCAGGTGGTAGACCAGCAGCGCGCGCACCTAACTCGAACGGATTCAAGTTAAGGCGCGTCAGGTAGTCCGATACCATCTGGCTAACGCCCGTGGCTGCACCTAACGTGCCAGTCACGCCGCGCTTGGCAGCCTCGGCGCGGTAGTCGCCCGTAGTCACCGGGCCGGCCATACTGGAGGCGAGTTCTTCTAACTCATCGTCAGTCAGCGCCTGATCAGTGCGAATAGACTTCCCGTCAATAGTATAGGTGTAGCCCATGTTAATCCTCGGTAATGGTTACCGTCTTACCGCTCTTTAATGTTCTGGTAGTGGTTTTACCACCACCACCGCCCCCGCGCTGTTCAAACTCTGGGAAGTTGAAGATTAGATCAGTATCGTCCTGAGTAAAGCCAGCACGCGTCGCTATTTTCTTCTGATTAGAAATCTCATCTTTAGCTTTCTTCGCCGCTACAGTACGAATTGCTTTTAGCGTACTGAGTAGCTTTTGCTGCGTGTCCTTAGTTGGCGTCGACGTAAAGAACGTAGATAAATAATCCGCTGTTCCACCAAGCAGAGACGGATCGGCACCAGCCGCCTTCAACTCTTTTTGACTCAAATCACCTGCGCCGGATATGGCGCGCGCAAATTGCGTCTGCGCGGCGCGGAACGACGCAAAGTTACTGGTTTTAATTGAGTCCGATATGTTGGTAATAGCTGAATCGGCGGCGGTAACAGTCTTACGGAAAGGATCAATCGTATTGATGACCTTGTCACGGAACGCCGGGACGTCTTTCGCGCCTTCTTTAGTTTGACCAGGCAGCACAAGTTTAGCGGCCCCCTTTTCGGCGGTTCTGCCTTTTTCCTCATCCACCCGTTTATTAACCGCGGCCTTCTGTGTCTGAGTCAAGTCACCAAAATTTTTACCGTACAGTTCTTGCGCGGTGGCTTCTCGGTCGGTGCCATACGCAGGTTCTCTGGCGGGTTTCTCACCCTCAACGCGTATCGCATCGTTTACAGACTTTCGTTCGGCAGTCGTTAATTGTGAGTAAGGCTTATCGAACAGCTCAAACGACTTACCTTCCACTTTTTCACCAAACTTTGGCGCGCCGTCTGTTTCCGGTATACCGGCCAATGTATCGTTAACCATCTGCAACGCTTCAGCGCGGCCTTCCGCATCAGGAGGCAACGCTTCTATCTCGCGGCGTTTTTGCATTAGATCAGCACGAGTCCTTGCAATTCGAACTTTTTCTGGCTCGCTTGCTGCCCGCCCTTCACGCTGACGCTGCGCCACCAACGCCGCGTCGGCCTGCGCCTTGCGTGCATAGTCGGCTAAAGCCAACGCGCCTTGTGGATCACGCATACCGGATAATTGACGCGCAGCGGCAAGGATCGAGTCAGGGTTGCCCAGGTCAATGTTACCCAGCACCGACTGGCGCGCGCTGATCATGCGCAACTGTGGGTCTTCCGCGCCCAGCAGGCCGGCTAAACCGGTGCCGAACTGCTGACCGGCACGGATAGCACCAAAGCGGACGCTCTGATACGGATCAAGCTGCGCTAGTTCCGCCGCCTGCCTCTGCATCATCAAATCCTGCTGCCGTCGATACATCTCAGGCGAGGTGAATAGACCTAAAATTTCGCTTGCCATGATGGCTCCTAATTCGTCACTGCGTTCTTAGTAATACCCGTAGCCTTGATTTCGCGGGTTACGGTTAGCTGAATCAAAGTAGGTAGTGGCAAAACTGCCCGGCACATTTTCATTAAACGAACCATACGAAGGGCGGCTAAACAGGTTCTGCGTGTAATTTCCTAACGCCGAAGTCAAGTCTTGATTAGTGCTAAGTCCTTGCAAGAACGATGCGGTCGGGTTCAACGCATTCGCTGCCTGCATAGTCTGCGCTGCGTTTGTGCCACCAGTTAACAACGCTTGCGCGCTGGCAGTATTGCCGCCACCTAACGATGCACCAAGGCTCAGTGGCTGTTGGCCAAGCGATTCAATATCGCCTGCTGCGCCGAGATAACCTTGGAACGGCGCGAGTGAGCCAACTAAACCGCGCTGGTAGCCGCCCAGCAAATCGGCACCCGTGCCGAACAGCGTAGTGCCGAATGCCAACTGACGTTGCCCTTCTTCTTGCGCCTGTGCGGCTAACCTTGCGTCTTGTTGTGCAATCGCGTTGTAGTACGCCTCCATCTCTGGATTCGTTGCAGCAAGTCCTGCCCCGCCACCTGGACGCGTACCAGTTGCGCCGACCGACAAACCAGTGCGGCCTGCTTGGAACTGTTCATTGCGCAGTGCGGCCAACTGACGCTCACGTTGCGGAGCCAAGATGTCGAGCTGCGAGGTCATGTAGCGTTGTGCCACATCAGCAGGTGACTGGGCGATGTATTGTTGGCCAAGATCAAACAGACTAGTCGCCGCGCCGGTCATCGGGGCATACAGTTCTGGCGCTTGTGCCAAGTAATCCATGCCTTGGCCGCCAGCCATACTCATCAAGCGGTCTTGGTAGGCCCGCATCTCTGGCGTTAGCTCATAAGATGCGCCGCTCACACGGCCGTCTTTTCCAGTCGTGAACTGACTGCGGCCGAACCGTGTTGTAATGCCTACCGGCCGAAAGCGTGCTTCTTCTGCAGCAATACGCGCAGCGTCGCGTTGCGCGGCAGCAGATTCGCGAGCAGCACTCCTAGTAGCGCCAGCCTGCATCGAACTACCTAGAAGCCCTAACCCACCCCCTATAACTGCGGCAGCGATAGGCATGTCATTCTCCTTTAATCAACACGTTGTCCACGTTCGCCGGGTCTTTTTCATCCGTTGCGTGGATACAGTACCAAACACAATCTTCAATTGCTTTCACGCCGTGCGTGACGCCCGCTTTGATTTCAATGCACGCCGGAGCGTTCACGATTTCAATCTCTTCACCTACTAGCACTGCCACTTTGCCTTTAGCCAAAATCGACAAGTGACTAAAGTCATGCGTGTGCTTCAATATCGCCTGTCCAGCTTTTACGCGTATCTCTTTGGCGTATAAACCATCAGAAAAATGGTGAATAAGCTGATGGTCGGGTAATGTTTCAACAATCATGCAGTCCGCTTCCACATATACACAACGATGTACGGCTGTAAGTTAGCGTTCGTACCGGACGAGCCTTCTGTGCTGTTAGACACAGTAATACCCGTAGTGTTAGATTCGGAAGTAAGTTCTGCGCCGACAGCAGTTAAACCTACCGCCCCTTGAGAACTACCAGAACTACTAGCACCTACGTTATACGCATTTAATTTATGTGTGTGCCCTGGGTCTGTTACCGTTGCTGTGTGCGTGTGGCTCACAACAACTAAATCTTTAGAGCCGCCAGTCTCTTCAGCCGTGTCAAACAACGTGTCACTGGCGTTAAGGCCCACCATCACTCGGCCAGCGCCAAATTCCGTCCACGTACCAAACCCAAGTAACGTGCCTGGGTTCGTGCTATTAGTTGCATTAACGTAGATCGAACCAACTGGGTATAGGGCTAGTTTTACTGCGTCAGCAACGTCCTGCACAAACGCCGTTGTGGCTAACTTAGTGCTGTCATCGGTCGACGTTTGTGTAACCGCTGTTGTGCCAGTTGGCAATGCGGGCGTACCAGTAAATGTTGGCGAGGCAAGATCGGCTTTCGTCGCAACGGCCGTGGCGATATTGTTGAACTCCGTGTCGATCTCGGTGCCCTTGACGATCTTGCCTGCGTTGCCAGACGCCAGCGCGTCTTTAGCCGCAAAATCGGTAGATTTAACGTAGTTACTCATGACACCCTTCCATTCTTAGCTTGGATTTCAATCCGTTGAATCGATAACGCCGATCCATCAATGTTTGCTTCGTACCCAGTCTGCACAATCTTGCCGGAGCCTGTCGCTTGCGCGTACAGCGTTTGTAGCGCTAAACCGTTGGCGTATTCTGCCACCGGCACGCCGTTAGCGCCGTACTCCGCAATGCCGTATTCCGCAACTGATTGCGTCGGAATTTGCACGTTCTGCGACAGGTAGTTCTCGGTAAAATCGAACCCCCATTTCATCGTGATGTATTGGTTCGTTCCGCCAATTACGACGACTAGCAAACGCTTCAAAATGGAAGTAACACTCTGATCACCTAGATCGGAATGGTTTGTGTAGTACTGTATGCGATACGTCGAACCGTTATCCGTATGGCCAGTGTATTTACCGACGTAACCCGTCTTGCCGATCAACAAGTCACCATTACGTCGCGATAGCAACGCTGTCGGTTCGATGTCTGTCCAAGTGGTCACCCGCGCAGCTCCATCCTGCAACGTAGCGCGTGTGTCGAATACATAGACTGACTTGTTAGCCGGTAACGTCAATAGATAGAACGCGTCGACTTCCGAATAAACGGCCTTAATGTTGGCTAATGTTTCACCTGCGACAATACCCATCAAGTCGTTTCGGACGTTCTTGCTGATGTCCTTAAACGGCGCAGACTTCTCTTGAATCGTGCGCATGATCGACCGCACACCGCTGTTCGATAAGAACAAGACGTCAGTATTAGTGCCTTGCACCGAATCACGCGCAATACAGCCAATGCCAATCACCGTGTCATACAGCGACATCGTCGACGGAGCTGTTGCGCCTTGGTAGACGAGAATCTGACGCTTACCGAAGATAAACAGGAATCCGTTATGCGCAGCCAGCGCCACAATCTCGTCTTGTCCGTTCGGCCAGACATTGTTCACGTTCAACGTGCCCGATGTACCGCCGGTATAGATGTGGCCGGACAGTAAGTCAGAAAACGTCAGTGTTTGTTTATCTGCCGCAGTATTAGCAATCCACAAACGACCGTATGCTGAGATGCACACATTGCCAGACGGCACCGTGCCCGCGTAGCCAGTCTTCTCACTGACACGGCGATAGGTCGTTGTGCTGACCGTTGGGTCGTAGATTAGCGGATCATGCCCAGTCTGGAAAAAGTACGTGATGTTGTTCAGCGACGCGCATTGCCAATTGTTGGCCGTAATTGTCGGCGCCGTGCCGCCGCCACCGTAGGTCAACTCGACAACCGCATTACTACCGTCGAGCTTGAAAATCTTATTGTTGCCAGCAAACAGCACCGTGTACGTGCCGTCGGCTACCACCAGCTCATGGATAACGCCGATCGGATTCGAGCCAAGGTTGCCCGTGCTGGCGTTCAGGTTGTCCCAACCCTTACGCGCGCCAATTCGGCCATACTGATCAATAACGCAATTAATAGCCGTCAACGCAAAACCCGCGTTCAAATCAAGCGGCGAGTCTTGCGTATTCAGGCCATAAAAACCTGGCGCTGAAATGCCATAGGTTTGTATCGCCTGGCTCATGTCGCGATGAACTCCTGCATCTCAGGAAAGCGTGTGGCTTCCAAGGCTATATAATCAGAAAGCATACTTCTGTACAGCGCGTATGCCTCAGAAGAATTTAGACCGCCATCTTCGCCCCGTTCGACCAACGCTCTGGCGTAAGCGTTCTGCGCCACCAACACATCTGGCACCAGCACCGACGTGCTGTCCGACGACAATGTTGCCTGCGGAACCG